GTCCAGGCTTCTTCATTTATATGCAGGGAAACCAGGGTCAGGTCTTCACCGTCAAGACGCAGCGGAACAGCCGAGGCGCTTTGGCGCGTCACCTGGCTCACCGCCGTCACAACGGTTTTAGTGGCATCCAGGTCAAAAGTCAGATCGATATCGCTAATCAGGTAATCCGGCGCACGGTAGTCGTGGCGGTATTTGGCTTGTGGCTGTTGTGTCATAGAAAACCTTATGCATCGTTTGTCGTGTAACGTTTCAATATATTCCTGTTGTGTAAAACGCGCTATGCAGAATGTTCATCTTTTCAGGTGTAAATCCTTTTTTCGCTACATTTATATAATATGAACTCATAATTTTTAATATCGATAAAGATCGTCCAGGAGCGCATAAAACAAGGGATGAGCGAGATCGAGACAAAGCATGATTAACGAACTTAAACGAACTTCACAGACCACTTTTGCCCCACCCATGCCCCACAGCTAGATTTATCCAACATCAGTCGCCATCAGCGTTGCAGGCGAGTTAACTTGAAATTCTCTTCACAAAATTCCCCAAAAGCATAACTGCTTATGGCAGGTATCTTGACAGACAAACCTCCTGCGCTTTAAATACTGTATATAAAAACAGTATAGGAGTGTGTGTATGTTCGTTGAACTGATTTACGACAAGCGAAACGTTGAGGGGTTGGCTGGCGCCAGAGAGATCATTTTGGCTGAGCTCACGAAGCGAGTGCACCAGATTTTTCCTGATGCCGAAGTGAAGGTAAAGCCGATGCAGGCGAACGCCTTAAACAGTGATGCCAGCAAAAGTGATCGGGAAAAGCTGAACCGTATGCTGGAGGATATGTTTGACGAATCAGATATGTGGCTGGTTTCTGAATGAAGCAATAATTCGCCAGATTTTGTCACATACCAATCTGGCAGCCATCTGTTATATGGCTGCCAACATTTAATTACGAACCAAATTCATTCGCCGCAGCTTCCAAAGCTGCTTCCTGGCGTTGATTCCATACACTGTTTTCAGGCATGTCGAGTCGCACATCGATCCAGCTGTTCGCCGGCACGTCCATCGGTTCACCTTTGGTTTTGATGATCTCACCTTCATCGCTTAGGATGTATTTGCGTTTATACAGGCGGATAGTCAGACCGCCGCTTTCGGTTTGCTCTGCTTCAACCACACCCAACTCGCCCATTCCTCCCGGGTCCATTGGTGGCAATAACTGCCAGCCCTCAGAGGCCAGTCCCGCTGAACCAGTCAGAACATAAACACCAACATCCATTCTTGAAATCTTGATCCCTTCAGCTTCTTCATTGGCAGTTCCACCTCCACACCAGCTGAAACCGTCAGAATCGATATCTGTTCGCACGGTGTCTACCCGCGATTTGACTATACGCGCTACAGGTGATGCAGCCTTTAATGTGCCATCACTGGCCTTTGTAGTATTGCCAGTCGTATAAGCTTCCTGATATGACCATGTTGTCCCGCTGTAATATGAAAACCAGGTGCGGCGTAGGGAATAGGCCTGGTGAATTCGTGTTGGCCTTGCTCCCCTGTTAACAATGATTGAAGTGAGCCCGGTATTGGACGTTAAACCTAGCTGTGTCAGGCCATCATTTTGATGCGAGGTAAATCCAGTAGGAGTTGAGCCATCCATATTATCCAGAGTGGGGCCATCTCCCTGTATAACCCCCACGCCGAAATCTCCAACCGAAAGCAAATCGCCGGTAGTGCTGTAAGTATTCCTTGTTGCGCTGGATCCGAGCTCGAGGTTTTTGCGGGCGTCTGCGGGAGTCTTTCCACCTGTACCGCCGTCTGCGATTGCAAGCGCACCGTTGCTCCCTTTCTGCACCAGATTCCCGATCCCGGGGATGGTCACGGCGGTGCCGTTGATGGTTACAGTGATGCTCTGATTTGCTGATGTGGTGGCGAACGTCTCCCACGCACCGATGTTCTCGTCATACTCTTTAATGAGCTGAGACATCGCCTGGGCCAGTCCATCGACAGAGATAATATCCGATACAAGAATGCCGTACTTCTGGCCGCTCAATGCCGGGGAAGCAGCTGGCGTAACCGTAATTGACGTGGCGCTGTTCACGGATGAAATCTGGAACATCTGGACCGGGTTAGACATCACGATAATCGTCTGGCCAGCGCGAACCTGGCTGGCGGGTGCAGTCCAGTTTGTACCGGTGCCGGTAGCGGTATTTCCGTTGATTGCGATAGTGCCAGTGTTATAAAGCATATTTTCTCCAGGCAATAAAAAACCCCGCCGGGGCGAGGTTTGTATTCAAAGTGGTGGTTTATTTACAGGTGGTGCCGGTGAATGTGTTGGCATTTACCCAACGCCAGTTAAAGGGATATCCGGCGCGGTACTGCGTCTGGTTATTTTGTTTGCGTACGCCGTAAATCTGTACGGTATTTTCCTGACCACCAACGATGGCGGTGCCGCTGCAAACAGGCTGTTGTTTCTCAAGTACGCCAGCGCAACCAGACAGCATGAGCGCGCCAGCCACACAGATAAGTAGCTTATTCATTTTGATAGTATCCAAAAGTATTCATGTACTTAGACAATACCAACACGAATGTGAAGGGTATAATTGATTTGATAGATCAATTAATCGTTATTGATCGCTCAAAACGATCAATCAGTCATAGGCTGATGTATTTATCGCTGTCAGAGAGATGCCTGTATTCGTTCCGCCTGCTGAGGACCCCGTCCCGGTTGACGTCCCGCCAGCATTTATCCTCGTACTGGCCCCATCAGACCTACAGGATGAATACGCGTTAATGGTATAAATGGTCGGTGGTTGAGTAGAGTTGTTCATGATGATGGTCTGCCCAAGCTGTGCTGGAGCTACAGCCCACGACCCGGCAAGCGTCTGATCTATATTTATCCCTCCGTTCGCCCCAGGAGTACCAATTGTTTGCAGGTCTGACAATACGCGTGACTCATTGGTCAGGACAAGTTTCCCCGCAGCATCCCAGATTGCCAGGCCCCACTTTGGTAAAGTCTGTGGAAAGATGGCAAACACATATGCCGTCAGGGTAAAGCTCTGGTTATAAGGGTTAACGCCCGAGACATATATATTACCGCCGTTCCGGTAAGAGATAACAGGCGTGGGCTGTGCCGTATTGGTGGTTTTAATAAAAACCATTACAGGGTATTCAGCGTTCAGGGCAATATTCTGTGCAACCTGTTGGGAACTACCGTTAGCGGCGGAGTTAAATGTGTACTTTCCATAGAGGCAAAAAGGCGTTGACTGAGGAGTTACAAAAGGATTCCCGTTATCCATTAATATCATTGCGCCAAAGTCAGCCATTATGCTTTCTCCATGAAAACGACTACCTCACATTTTGAGGCCGGGTAATTTCCAAGTCCGACAGTTGAAGCCGCTGTTACCGTGATTGTGTTGCCTGACGCAACAATGCGCCGCCCTACTCCGTTTCCTCCTTCATCCAGTGAGAGAACAAATCCAACCTTCATGCCAGATGGAACGGTAAAAGACCAGCTGCCAGATGTTTGTCCGGCAGCCAGCTGTATACGCCCAACAACGGAAACTGGCTTGATACCGTAGTTGTTGGGTTTACCCGATGCATCCCATGTTTGTATGCCCCATGACATCAAAATACCCCTGTGAGTTTGCCGATTTGCACGCGGAGAACGCCATTCGAGTCCCTGATACTATCAGTAACGTTGGTGGATTTTTTTGCCCCCTGACCGTCGCTACCGTAGTTTTCCCAGGTACCACCCTTATCAAGTTTCCAGCCTACAGAACCAGCAACATAGTTATTGGACTGGATGTAATTACCAATCTTGGCGTTAGATATTGTCCCGTCCTGGATGAACGTGTCACGGATAAACGTCTGCCCATTCTGGATTACAAAGGGCAATGACACAGTGCTTCCTGCCTGGGTGGTGACGGCGAAACGGTCTGCCAGGAAGATAACCTGCGACTGCATACCGGATGGCGTATTCTCTACGCCGATCCCCATCCCGGCGGCGTAATACTGCCCGTTAGCGGCCACGCCAACTTTGATGTTATACATCGCGCTGATATTGCCGTTAATGTCAGCCACCGCATTAGCGGTCTGCGTAATTGCCGCCGTCTGTCCATTCACCGTTACCGTGAGCGAATTAATCTTTGTCGCAGAGGCCTGCGTGAAGTTAGCAAGCGTTTCGGTCAGGTCGGTGGAGTTGGAGACATTACCACCGGCAGACGCATCCAGCGTAACCAGGGCGCGCGCTACCGCCTGACTGGTATCTGCAATGGTGGTATCTATGCGGTCAATGCTGGCGCTGTTACCAGCGTTAGTGACAGTTTGAGAGCGGCGGGAAGTAACCTGTGCCAGTCCGTTCTGGATAATGGCGATAGCCGAATTCTTTACACCTCCTGTCATTCCGTCCATCGACAGCGATATTTCGTCGATCTTCACCTCAGCCTGCGCAAGGCCATCAGTGTTTTCCTGAATGGCCAGAGCCTGCTGTTCAAGGTCGTCGGCATTCTGTTTGATGTCGTCAGCCATGCCAGCAATTTTTTCATTGCTGTCCACCGCGTTCTCAATCAGGTCCTTAAACGTATCCGACTCTTTCATTTCCTCCAGAATGGCATCAGTAATGTCAGAGACATCGATGCTGGCCTGTCCTCGCACCCATTCTGT